AAATTACTAATACGCTAAAGCGAAATTACTTCATCCAGATTTAACTGTCACACTTTGCCCTGGCGGGGCAAAGTCAATGTGATTTCATCCGAGTTCACACCATCACTTAGCGTTACAACAATTACAGAGGCGGTCGTCCGGTACCTCGAGTTGCGTCTTTATACGACGGCAGTTTGTAAAATATACGCTAACATACTTACAAACGTAGGGAATACTATCCCTTCTTTTAGCCTTTTGATTTCTTTAACAACGAAACGGGTTCATAGGCATATCCCATCATGGTCCTGTTAAGGATACTCGTTGAGTGCTTTCCACAGCCGAAAGTCTTCCGTCCCTGCGACCCTAGGTCCAGTTATCATAGGTACTCGAAATAAGCCAGTACTAGCCGGTGTCTGTGTGATTAACTTTGACTACTGCAAAGTTGTTTTACTTGCTTGGAGTTGGTCTCGAAAAATGTTTGATGATCCATGATGATCCATGAGCCATGAGTTTGATGTGTATATATAAAATGATTTTTTAAATTGAAAGACGTGGTGTCAGAATGATGTACGGCAACATATGTGCCTTTTCGATTAAATTTCATGAACAAGATATTGAAATCCCCAGAATCTGCGGCTTCCATACATTGAGCAATCCATAAGTCTAAGATTTTAATTGAACCTGTAAAAAATTGATGAAAGGGAAAATCTTTATAGAATTTACATTCAGCATTGAGTTTGGGAAAACTCTGTCCGGGAATAATGTCTCCCTTAAAACTGCGAATTTGTCCCTCATGCAAGAATTCCTTGCGTTTACTATTTGACCCGCCCACATAGGCACCAGAATTAGGTGTTCTGATAAATTTCTCACCATATAGATCAGTGAGAAAAGTTGCAATTTGTCTTTCGAAACCGCCGCCTTTGGCCTTTTGTGGACTTGTCATATGTTATTAGTTAGTCCAGTTTAGTTGTAATAAAAAATAAACACTTTATTCATAAGCCCTGAACTCAGTATATCCATTTTCTTTAACTACTTTGAGTACATTGCCTACCCTGCCTATTAATTCGTCTCTATGGCTGATAAACCAAACTGATTTATTTCTCTCACGGCCCATGCCTTTTAATATTGATAGAGCATTTTCCATGCCAACAGGATCCAAACCATTATCCAATAATTCGTCAATGAATAATAAATTAATTGGGTGAAATAAATTCTCCCAAACATCCCTAAATGCAAAACTTAAACTTAATGTGAGTCTAGTCATTTCACCTCGGCTTAGATTGTGAAAATCCAACTCTCTGCCCAATTCAGTAATACTGACACTTAGGTCATTATTAAATTGAACAGTATGTGGTAACCCGATTCTATCCAAATATTGCCCAAGTCTAGCATTTAAATAGCTGAGATTTTGATCAATGATCTTTTTACGAACAAAACTATCCTTATTGGTTAGCAATTTAAGTAGAAACTCCTGATGGTCTCTTAGAGAAATTAATTCGTTGATTTGATCGTAACTGACGGTTTCCAATCCTTTATCAATCATTTCTTCAATTTGATCTTCATAAGGATCTGTTTCGGCTTGTTTACTGGATATTTGATTTAACAAACCTGCCATACTACTGCGATGTTCGAAAGCATCAGATTCTCTGTCATAATAAACTTTTGGTGGTGTGCCTAACACCCCTAACTCAGTAATAGCAGCATTTAATTCAGCGATAGTTTCGGTGTGCTCATTGCTATTAGATATACTTGATGCAAGTTCTTCTTCTTTGTTTCTTACTAATTGATCATGATTGGTGTCGTGATATTCTTGACCACAAGAGTGACAACGATGTTCTTTTAATGCAGATAATTCTTTTTGTAAACTTTGTTGATGTTTGATTTCTCTACCATAATCCAATTCTGCACGTTTAACTGCTTTGTTGAGTTCTGCCAGATCTTTGTTTTTTTGATTAAATTCAGAAAGATCTCTGTGTGCTAATAATTCTTTTTCGATATCTAAATGGCTTAGTTCGTCATAAGCAATTTGAAATTGATTTAAATCGTCAGTTTTCTTTTTTAACCAAATCTGTTGTCTACGTTTTAAGTTTTCAATTTGATCTTGGATACGCTTGTTAGCATCCCCAACCGCTTTGATTCTAAATTCTTCTTGGGTAATACCATCTTTGGTTACTTTGATTAGTTCTTTAAGCCGGTCGGCTTTTTCACTAAGAACAGTTATACCAAGTAATTGTTCAATAATAGCTCTTTGATCGCTTGAGCGCAGGCTAAGAAATGGTTCGTTGTAAGTATTCAAAGCCACTGTTTGTTTAAACATGTCGTGACTCATGCCTAGGATTCTATCAATATCTGCTTGGGTTTCTCTACTATCTCCCTGGCTATCGTCAGTAATTTCCTGTTCTACATTACTGACATAAAATGCCATAGTATTAGGACGGCGACCACGCTCTATCCTATAGTCTATGCCATTTTTTTCAAATTCCACAGTAACCAACATATTTTTACCATTTGATTTATTAATCAAATTGTCTTTTCTTATATTAGTCAGTGCTTGTCCGTATAATGCATAGCTGATGGCATTAAGCATTGCTGATTTACCAACGCCGTTCTTAGAACCAGAATCAACGCCACCCAAATCTAAATTTTCACCAATAACCAATGTTAGGTCATCTCTATCTAAATTTACACTTTGGGTAACTGCGCCAATAGACAGGAAATTTTTCGCAGTAATGGATTTAATTTTTAGCATGTAAGACTATTATACTTAAAGGTTTCTATAAATGTCTAATAGAAGATTTTGATTAAAATGCTCACTACTAACAGATGCAATTTGGCTTGATACAATTTGATCCACACTTTCGAAGGCAATATTGCCCTGTATGATGTCATCACCAACTGCTGATGATTTTTGCGGAATCAGCATCATTTCTCTCAACTTATAAGTATCAATGAAAGTTTCCTTAATAAAGCTAGCTTCTTCGTAACTAATATCAATATCAATATTAATTTTGCAATGCATATTTGGTTGTAGCATTTTTTCGGTATGATTCAAAACGTCACTGAGTTTATATACTCTATATTTGGGTTGATCTGGCCAAGCATGAAATTCTGGAGATTCTCCCCATGGCAAAATCATCAATCCACGATCATCGTCTCCAGCGTCGGAATAATTATGTGGAAAGCAATTACCAATATAGGTAATATTTTTCTGTGTTTGTCTTTTATGGAAATGCCCAGTAAACACATGATCAAATTGGGTAAAGTGTTCTCGTTTTATTTCGCCATGATCTGGCATAGCTACTTGAGCGTTCATCAAATATCCAGGCAATTCAAAATGCCCGAACATATAACGTGATTTTAATTTGGGAATACGTTTATAGTCATCACCCACAAGCCAAGGTGCAATAACAACATCGCCATGTTCAAACCAATCATTACACACAGTGACGTTGGGGAGATGTCGCGCCCATTCAACACTTTGAACATCTCTCTTGTCACGATAATATAGATCATGATTGCCGGGAATAAAGTAAACATTATCAAAATTGTCATTCAAATGCTCCAAAGCCCTCAGGCTATAGTTCAAAGTTAGTATATTAATGCTGGCTCGATTATTGTTCCAATCGCCCAAAAACATAGCAGTCTCACAACCTTCTTCTCGAGCTTTTTTGGTTGCCCATTTAACGAAGTTCAAACAATCTTCGTTATGCTGTACACTATTTGACTTCAAGCCGAAATGAATGTCGGTCATGAAAGCGGCTTTTTTAAATAAATTAGTCGTAGTCATACTGTCAATTATAGCAGATTCGTTTCTATATTAAAAGTTTTGGTCAATCGTAATCGCCATCACCAAAACTGCTACTTGAGCTCATTCCCTGTCGGGTATATGATGGTGACATGCCATTCAATTCCAAAATATCATCACGAAGATTTTGATTTTGTTTTTCAATATTCAAAACTCTTGTAAAACTATTGGTCACAACGGCAGTGAAATAGCTGAAGGGATTTGAGGATTTTGATTCATCAAATTTTAAACCAATTTGACTTAATTGTAAAAGAGCCTGGCTACGCATTTCGTCATTATATGTATAGCCTCTCCAATTACTACGAGTAGCATATCGTTCGCATAGTTTGATAAACATATGTGCTAGTTTTTTAGTCATTGCGCCGTGATCTTTGCAAAATTCACCAGTAATCAAATCGCCCTTCCAATGACTCTTACCAACACAATAAGTTTCATCATTGTTATTCAATTTAAAATGTTGGAATGGTGGGAAGTTACATTTGGTATATTTTGTTGGTTGAACATCTTCTTCAATGTCATATTCCGTTTTGACAATCTCATCGTCATCTTCTAAGATTTTTGCTTTACCTTTTGGTACTTTTTTAGCTTCTTCTGGAATATGTTCCCAAGTCATAACTCTAAATACCAAATCAGTTTTGCTAATAGTGGCGGGATCAACAGTAAATTCTTCTAATTTTCTTTTTTCTACAGATTCCAACATAGCAGCGTCGTAGGCAGCGCGGCATAATCTTTCTGATCTCAATTCAATGGCTTCGCCAATTTTGATGTCATTGATTTCGGACAAAGAGTTAATGATGATATCATAATCGCCATCACTGATATCCAAGTAAGTGCAATAGGTATTTTTGCTTTTATGTATTTCTTTGAGTAAATCTCTATTGTTGAGATAATTAAATTTCATATTATGATCCTTTAGATTAAAAGTATAATAGCATTTATATTAGAAAAAAGTCAATAGATATAAACTACTATTATTTTAACTACGATAAATATTTAATAGATTTTAATTAAATCATTCTCGGAGATCAAACCATATGCCAATACCTGATGAAACTTTGGAAAAATACAAAAAAGCCAAAAGTTTATCTGATGATTACCTTAAATTTGGTGATCGAGGAACTGCAGGTTCAGTCTCCAGTCACGCTCTTGAGGCATTAGCCGAAGCCAAATATGATCTAGCACTTTCCTCAGATCCAATGGCCGCCACAGTAATTGCTGAAATCGATGAAAAAGAAAGTGCTGTACAAGATAAATTGGCCGAGGATCAGGCATATAACCCCCCTGCCAAACTTCCGGATGATGCGCCAGACGAGAACTTCATGCCCAATGACGGGCCTGGTGGTGGCGGGGACGGTCCAGATGAAAACTTCATGCCTAATGATGGTGTAAATTATAAACCTAGTACGGATCCGTCTGAGTCTAGGTTAAGATCAATTGGTGCGTCTAAGGATTTAGTAGCAGCCCCAGCAGCTCCAAAAACGCCATCTATTAGATATGCGTCTGGATCGGAAAAAACAGGTAAGATGGTTTCAACAGAGGAAGATTGGCGTGTTAGAGTTAGTGTTGGGGAAAAGTCTCGGTTATTTTATAAGAGCAGTGATCCAGGAATAATGAAACGTCTATTAGATACTTCTGGAGCAATTTTCCCGTATACTCCGGCTATTACGGTTAGTTATTCTGCAGGATATAGCACACAAAAAAACACACATAGTAATTATCCTGCCTTTAATTATGACAGCAGTGAAGTGCAAGCCATACAAATAAGTGGAGAGTTTACTGTACAAAATCAAAGTGAAGGCGAATATTTGTTAGCAGTGATTTATTTTTTCAGATCGGCTGGTAAAATGTTTTATGGGACTGGCGATTTGGCCGGTAATCCTCCCCCAGTATTGTTTTTAAATGGTTATGGTAGAGATTACTTTCCGAATGTCCCATGTGTATTAACTAGTTTTTCTCATATTATGCCATCAGATGTTGATTATATGGATATTGATTCAAATGGTTCGGTGACTAGGATGCCAACTAATAGTCAAATAACAATTTCTTTACAACCGGTATACAGTAGATCGTCAATTGCTAAATTTGATTTAGAAAATTTCGCTCGAGGCAGGTTACTTGATAAGGGATTCATTTAATGTCAGCAACATATACAAAATATAGTCCTTATTATTCTACGGGTAGTTTTGGTCCATTTTTAGATGTAATGGAGAAACGTCCTATTCCCAAACTAAATAGTGATCCCATTTTAAAAATAGAAACAACCTATATGTATAGACCTGATTTGTTGGCCTTTGATCTTTATGGCAATGCTGCTTTATGGTGGGTCTTTTCTAGTAGGAATCCTGATATTTTAATTGATCCTATTTTTGACTTTTATACTGGTCAAAGTATCTATGTTCCAAAAAAAGATACATTGATGCGATCTTTAGGAATTTAACCCATGTCTACATCAGCAGAGTTAGAAGAGGCCCTTAGAGTAGCAGAAAAAATCAAACGTGCATTGCAGAAAGCAAAAGATTCAGGAGAATCTCAACAAAAAATTGACGAAATACAAAACGACTTAGATCGAATACTAGTCGCTGCTGGTGAACTTCAGCGAGCAGACAATGAATCGCAAAAAAAAGGCAATGTACCAGAAGTTAAAAAAGAATCAGGATCATTAGGTGAAATACAATCGGCCAGTGATGCAGTATTGGACAATCTTCGTGAAAGAAAAGCCTACACCGCAGAAATTGCAGCCAAAGCAAATGCAATTGACGCTGCTAGTCCAACTGCCAAGGAAGATTTGGCAGCAATAAAAGCTGAATATGATTCAGCAACTGAAAAATTTCGATCAAAACAAAAACAATTAACCGATACCTTTATAAGATTGGGCCAAGCTGGCGCTGGCTTTTTTAACAGAAGTCAAACTCAGGCAATTATTGACCGCACCAATGCCGAAATGAATTCTATTATGAGTGGTGGCAATCCTGCAGAGCCAGCATTGGGAGCAAAATCCAAAGAAATAACTCAAACTGCTGCTGTTAATAAAGAGTCAGCTGCATCAAACACTGCGGCTTCAGCAGTCACTGATGCTGAAAAAAATACAACACCATTAGAAGAACCAATACCTGAGGCGTCGCCGGATACCCAAGCACAGTCACCACAGCCAAAAACAGTAAGCAAAGTAGATCCACCATCACAAAATAAAATTAGCGAAGAAAATAAAAAAAATAATTCAAATGCTAGACCAAATCCGTTGTTTGAATATGCAAACTATACTTATGGGTTAAGTTTACATGTAGTGCCACCAAAAATTTATAATAATCTAATGACAGTTCGAGGATTTCAATATGTTCCTATGACTGAAAACGGTATTGGGACTGTATTAATAGCTAGTGGCGGCAAAAGGAATGATACGAATTTTAAAAGACATCCAGACTTCAATGAAGACTTTTATTTTAAAGAATTAAAATTTACAACAGTAGTTGGTTTGAGTGCTAGAACTAAAAACACAAATGCCATTGACATGTCTTTTACAATTGTAGAACCTTATGGTATTACCTTGATCAATCGTCTATTATCAATGGCTAAAAATATAAAAACGCAAAGTTGGATGCAAATTCCTTTTTTGATGGAAATAAATTTCTATGGCAATACAAGTTCTGGGGAACCACAAAATAAAATTATTGGTCAAACAAAATATATTCCGATCAAAATAATTGGGTGTAAAGTGAAGGTGAATAAAGATGGAGCGGAGTATCAAATATCTGCAATACCATTTAATCATCAAGCATTCATTGATAGTAATGTTAGAACACCAGCAGCTTTTGAAGTAACAGCAAAGACTGTTGGAGATTTTTTTAGCAGTGATCTTATTGATGCTGCGGGCGAAGCAGCCAAAATGTCTGAAGTTAATAAAGGAGTGTCTGAAAGAAGAGAATCCTTGATTAAAGAAGCCGATGAGGAAAGGAAAAACAAAAATCCTAATTCTAATAGATTGGCAGAGCTTGAAAAATCGCAACAAGAATTGGGTAAGGCTGCAAGCTCAAGTAATTATCTTGTTGGTAGCTATGCAGCAGCTATTAATAGTTTTCAAGAACAATTAGTTAGCAGTGACGGCAGAAAGTTGCAACAATATCCTGAAAAATATTCTTTTGTTATTGATAAATCTATAGCTGATTCGGCTATTGTTTTTCCTGAAAAAACGGCAGTTAATAAAATAAACATGCCTGATTTAAACTCACAAGCCGCCCTGGCAGAAATTAGATCTAAGGCGGGAATTCAATCTAGTGGATTTGACAGAAGCAAAGAATCGTTTGGTATAAATCCTGGTACCAGCATTGTTGATGTTATTAATCAAGTAATGCGCAATAGCAGTTATATTAGAAATGAAATAACAGACCCTACAATAGATGTACAAAAAGCCAATGATAGTGATATACAAAATCTTGCAAATAAAACAGAAAAAAAAATAAACTGGTTTAAGATAATTCCATTAGTTACTCTTAAAGATTTCGATCTAGTAAGGGACACCTATAGTAAAGAGATAACTTACTATATAAAAAAATACACATTCCATAATACCAAAATCCCCACAGCAGCTCAGTCAGTTCCTAAGGCTGCATTAAAAGAATATCACTATATGTTTACTGGAAAAAATGACAGTATTATAAATTTTGATTTAGATTTTGATACTATGTTTTATACTGTACTCACGGCCGACAAAGCTAAACTAGAATCAACCACAACATCAGTGTCGGCGGAGGAAAATGAAGCTGGTAAAGTGCCGCTACAAAAATCAGATGTCGGCGTGCAGGATAATGTTAAAAAATATGTCACAAATCAAATGGATATATCTGCCAGTGCAGGTGGCAGTCCTGATGCAAAAGGCCAAGCGGTGAACGATCTATATAAAGCATCTTTGTCAAATAGCAAAGGAGATATGATCTCTGTTAAATTAAAAATCGTTGGTGATCCAGAATTTATTAAACAGGATGATGTTTTTTTTAATCCTGGAAATTCCACAGTGGCGGACAATAATAGTGATAACCCAATGGATGACAACGGTAGTTTAGTTTTTGATAATTCAGAGATGCATGCATTGTTGACTTTTAGAACCCCAATGGATTTTGATCCAAAAACAGGATTGGCAATTTTTGATGGCAAGGCAAACACCAGTGTGTTTAGTGGTATGTACAGAATTATTACCATAGAAAACGAATTTAGATCAGGAGAATTTATACAAAATCTAGATCTAATTCGAATGTTTGGTCAGGATAATTATGATACAATTTCCGCTACCAATACATCAAGTCAAGCTAATAGACAATCAGAAGTCAGTTCAATTGCAGATTCAACAGATTATTCAAGTGAGACGGATTCTTCTGGTTCATTAGGATCTTCAGACGCCAACGAAGATCTGTATTGGGAAAAGGGCTCAGAATTAGCAAACAATAAACCAAATCAAATTGAAAAAATAAAACAAAAAAAAGTTGATGTAGTTAACAATATTTCCTCATCACGTAACCAAGTGGAAAAACTAAAAAATGATTTGAAAAATGCACCCTCAAAAGTCATCAATGATTCAGCTAACTTTTTTGAATAATGATTAACATATTATGACTATAGATTCGGTAAGACTTAATAAAATTCCAGAATTTCTCGATAAGGATAAATCTACGGTTAGATTAGATCCAGGTCCCTATATCGGTAAAATAAAAAATAATCTAGACCCCACTAGGAGCGGAAGACTACAAGTCTATATACCCAACTTAGCATCCGGCGATGAATCCAATACATCAAATTGGAGGACTGTGTCCTATGCAAGTCCATTCTTTGGTAGTACTCATCAACCAGATTCTAATAAGCAGAACTCCTTTAGTAAAGTTCAACATACATACGGTATGTGGGCAGTAGTTCCTGACATAGATAATTTTGTATTATGTACATTTGCTGGTGGAGATCCCAATAGGGGATTTTGGTTTGCTTGCATACCTAATCAGATTGGTCATCACATGGTACCAGGACTTGCCGGAAGCGTTAATATTGATGATTCTAATATTGAGGATGAAAAAGTAAAATCAAATTTTGAGTCTGGTAATCCAACAATAGCTGCTGAATTCAACGAAAATCAAGAAGATTTAAATTGGGAAAATTTTGTCGGATTAAAAAAACCTATCCATGAAGAACAATTTAAAAACTTATTAAGACAGGGTCTAGAGTCTGATTACATCAGAGGAATTATATCTAGTAGTAGTCAAAGAGAAAGCCCAAGTCATGTATTTGGAATTTCAACTCCTGGTAGTAGTGTTAATAACAAAGGTGCAACCACAAGTCGAGTAGGCGATCTTAAGGCTGGCATAGTTACGTCAGATGACTATGCAGTTCCAACAAGAAAAGGTGGCCATTCCTTTGTTATGGATGATGGGGATTGGGCTGGTAGAGATCGTTTAGTTAGGATTAGAACATCTGCAGGCCATCAATTATTAATGAATGATACTGCTAGAATATTATATATAGGAAATAGTGACGGCAGTGTTTGGGTAGAGTTAACTGGGCCTGGACATTTAAACATTTATGCCGGTAATAGTGTAAATATTCGGGCACAAGGCGATTTAAATTTTCATGCAGATAAGAATATTAATTTTAATGCCGGAAAAGAAATTAATTTTAATTCAGGATCAGCAACAACAATTCAAGCCCAACAAATAAATCTAAATAGCACTCAAAATTTAACGGTTTATGGGGAAACAATTGGTATTGGAAGTTCGGGATCGTTGATCATCAACTCCTCTGGCGCAGCAAGTATTAATGGATCATCAGGGTTAAAAATGACTGGGGCCACTATTACTTTGAATCAAGGGGGAACACAGGCAGTTAATAGGCCCAATGCCTTAAAGACTAATATATTAGATGACACTAAAAAAGATGGCTCGGGCAAATGGAAAAGTGGGCAAATTAAATTAGAAACAATAGTTCCTATTGCACCTACACATGAACCATGGAATTTGCATCTAGGAACACAATATCCAAATTCAATCACTTCAGGGTCTTCTTCTGAATCTATTAATTCTGGAGTTCCTGCTAGTAATGGGGTTACTAGTGGGCCTGCGCCAGGAGAGGATGACACGACTAATAACAGTTCACCTTCTCCGGCTAATAATCAAGAATCTAATTTAGGTAAGGAATCCGCAAAGGGTGCAGGGGTTAAAAATCCAGCCCCCACCACTTCAATGAATAGTGCTAACAATCCTACACCAAATACTGGGATAGGCCCGTTGAATGTTAGGGAAACAAAGGCATTACTAACTCAATTGGGGCATAGTGAAAGTGGTTCTAAGTATGGTGCTGTGAATAAATTTAATTATTTGGGAAAATATCAGATTGGTGCAGCAGTATTAGCGGATCAGGGATATATTAAACCGGGTGCTTTTGAAAAATACGGTAATAATGCAGTAAATTATCCCACGTCGTGGACTGGAAAGGATGGTATTTTATCAAAAGAATCTTATCTGACGTCTGATCAAACGCAGGAAAAAGTAATGCAAAAGTTATCGACTTCTAATTACAAGTCTTTAGTGAGTTCAGGGGCGTTAAAATCAAATGATGATTCAGCAACTGTTGCGGGTATGTTATCGGTTAGTCATTTATTGGGTTCAAATGGCGCTAAGAATTGGGCTAAAACTGGTTCTGGTGCTGACGCAAATGGAACCACTGGCTCCACATATTTTAATATGGGAAGATATGCAGTCGACGTCTTAGCGGATCCAAAAGGTTAACTGGATAAATATTAGATCATGACTACATATAAAGGATTCAGCACCTATAATAGATTTAAAAAATATAAGCTAACTGATTATGAGTTAGCTAAACAGGATTTGTTTAATCATTTTCAAATAAGAAAAGGTGAGAAATTGATGAATCCAAATTTTGGAAGTGTAATTTGGGAATTATTATTTGAACCATTCACTGAAGAAATTAAAGAAAAAATTGTCAATGACATTACTGATGTAGTCAAATATGATCCTAGAATGTCTGTGGACTCTGTAGTAGTAGCACAATTTGAGTATGGTATACAGGTTGAGCTATCCTTGACCTATATACCGACAAATCAGACCGAAACAATGCTTATGCAGTTTAATCAGAAAACATAAAAATTGTTTATTAATAATTTTGGTAAAAGTTATTTTTATTAAAACTATATATTTTAAAATCAATAAATACTATTATACTGAGTTTCTAGAATGGCCATTAACAAACGACAAAATTCTCTGCTAGCAGCAGAAAACTGGAAAAAAATATATCAGACGTTTCAAGACGCCGATTTCACCAGTTACGATTTTGAAACTTTAAGAAAGAGCATGATTGACTATCTTAGGATAAATTATCCTGAGGATTTCAATGATTTTACTGAAAGTAGTGAATATGTTGCTCTAATTGATCTGATTGCGTTCATGGGACAAAGTTTAGCATTTAGGACTGATCTAAATGCTAGAGAGAATTTCATTGATACTGCCGAGCGTAGAGACAGTATTTTAAAATTGGCCAGATTAGTTGGATATAATCCAAAAAGAAATATACCTGCTTCCGGATTTTTAAAAGTTGACTCGATAAGCACGACCGAGACCATCTATGATAGCAATGGTTTTAATTTAAGTAATCTTTTAATATATTGGGATGATAAAAATAATGTCAATTGGTTAGAACAATTTGGATCAGTGATAAATGCAGCTCTAGTAAGTTCCCAAATTGTTGGAAAACCAGGGCATAGTCAAACAATAAATTCTATTAGAACAGATGAATACACATTAAATCTTGCGCCCAATACAACTAGCATTTCTCAATTTCAAGCATTAGTAGAAAATGGTAATGTTAATTTTGAGGTTGTAAGTTCAACAAGCCTTGGGAAGTCTTATATTTACGAAGTTCCCCCAAAACCTAATTCATTATTTAATTTATTATATAAAAATGATAGTTATGGCAACAGTTCAAATAACACGGGTTTTTTTGTATATTTTAAACAGGGTGAATTGCAAAGCCAAGATTTTTCATTAAATGATTCTTTACCTAATAGAACAGTCCCCGTAAATTTTACCAATATAAATCAAATTGACGTTTGGCTTTATGGTCTCTCTAGCTCAGGTGGTATTCAAGATCTTTGGAAGGAAGTTCCATCGACATCTGGAGTAAATGTAATTTATACCAAAGAGACTGATAAAAATTTATATCAAATCAATACCAAAAACAATGACCAGATTGATTTGATTTTTGGTGACGGTGTGTTTACTAATATTCCTAAAGGGCCATTTAGAGTTTATTTTAGAACTGGAAACGGACTAACATATAAAATAACGCCCAATGAACTGCAAAATGTCATCATACCAATGACTTATGTCAGTAGGGCTGGCAGATTAGAAACACTTACTTTAAAAGCTAGTTTAAAATATACTGTAATCAATGCATCCTCAAGGGAGACCTTAGACGATATTAAGCAAAAAGCGCCACAACAATATTATTCACAGAATAGAATGATCACTGGCGAAGATTACAATATTTTGCCATTTACGTCATTCAGTAACGTTGTTAAAGTAAAAAGTATTAATAGAACTAGTTCGGGGATCAGTAAATATTTAGATATTCTAGACCCAACTGGAAAATACTCCAGCACAAATAGTTTTGGCAATGATGGTATTTTATATAAAAATGAAACAACCAATGTCTTCACTCTTAATTTTTCTAATTTTACAAATACAAGTAAAATAATTTATGATTCTGTGATTGATAATATTATTAATTCTAAAGAATTTAAACATTTTTATTATGAAAATTATCCTTCATATGATTTGAATAATCATATTTGGAATTTGCAAACGTCGGCAGCTCCGGCAGTCACTGGTTATTTTTCCTTAGCAACTGTTGAAAACTTTGATTTAGGTTTGCCTTATTTGCCACCAGGGATATCTGGATCATTTGACCCTATACCGTCGACTAATCCAAACTCTAATTTAAAACTAACTGTAAATAATCTAACTAAAAATTTAGGTATAAATCAAACAATAAGTCCGTTCATACCAATAGTTGCGACGGGCGGAACAAAACCCTACAGCTATTCTATTAGTCCAGATTTGCCAAAAGGGGTGTTAATGGGTGCCTCAACAGGACGTATCTCTGGGAACCCAAAAACTACTTTCCCAGTCACCCCATATGTCATTGCGGTAATTGATTCAACAGGGTCAATAGCAACAGCACCGTTTTTATTATCAGTGAATAGTAATTTCGTTGATGTCCCTGCCGATGCCAATACCGATTCTAGACTAGATTCTTGGGACATACGTCCGGAAGCAATTAATGCCTCTTCAAATTTCAATATTAATTATATTAAAAAAGGCGCAATAATAAAATTTAAACCAGCACCAGGCAATCATTTTGATGCAAATAATAATATGATCCCGGGATCAACAAAGCTTGTTACTGATAAAATGGAAATCTTTGCGGGAGTATTAGATGTTTCAGGACCATACAATAAAGTGTCATCCTCAGGATTGGGCCCAATTTCTTTGAGTACACTGGTGCCAAATGGTGCAATTGTTGACAAAATTTATCCTGTATTTAAAAACAGCTTTTTTTCCACCTTTATATCAAAAATGGTTGATTTGGTTGGTGAGTTTAAAAATTTTGGAGTTGCTTATAATAGCAGATATCAAAGTTGGAGAATTATAACCAATCAGAATCTGAACATCGTTGATGATTTTAGTTTAAAGAATGAAGGTGACTATAGCAATACTGGCAAAGATTCAAGTTGGTTAATTAGATTTGAAGCAAGTGGATCAAATTATAAAGTTTACTATAGAGTAGTTGAATATGTCTTCGAAAGTCTTTCCCAAGTTGCGTTTCTTAAAGATGAAAAATTAAAAATTTATGATCCTAAATCTGGACAAACAATTAATGATCAAATAACAATTTTTAAAACAAACTCTGGACCAGACTCGTTTGCTGCATTGGGTGCAGATTATGTTTGGTCCGTTTATAAGAGTCCAGTAGCTGCTGACGGATATATGAGTAATTCTCGAGTATTGTTGACATATACAGATTCAAATTTTGATGGTATACCAGATAATCCAGAACTATTTGCTAAATTGGTCAATCCTAAATTTAATCCAAATTCAAAAATGGTTTACTTTAAAACCGTAGAATCAAATGATAGATTCAATGATTACGAATCAATTAAAGAAGGAACGATAGTTTCAGAATATAGATCGATGAATCAAATTCTGAATAATTTAAATTATTTTCTTCCTGGTCAGATTTTTTATACAGAATTAGATAAAAAATTCTATCGATTAACTAATAATAACACTCTAGAAACCGTCAATGGTTACAAAGCGTCTTTTGGTAGGCAAAGTCTATATTTTCAATATAGACACAATAGTCCAGAAAGTAGAAGGATTGATCCAGGAACATCTAATGTTATTGATGTATATGTTTTGACATCCTCGTATGAAAAAGCATATAGAAATTGGATATCAGATACTAGTGGAACTATGATCAAACCAATAGAACCATCAAGTATTGATTTAGCGACACAATTTGCGTCATTGAATGATATTAGAAGTGTGTCTGACACTATGATTTTTCATAGTGCAGTTTTTAAACCATTGTTTGGGTTTAAGTCTCCAGAAAATTTGCGGGCTGTGTTTAAAGTTGTCAAAAATCAGTCAATAGAAACTAGTGATAATGATATCAAGACTTCTGTTGTGAATGCAATTAATAATTATTTTGATATAGCTAATTGGGATTTTGGTGAAACTTTTTATTTTAGTGAATTGGCTGCGTATTTGCATCAAGTTTTGGTTCCTAATATATCATCTATTATCATTGTTCCAGCAAACTCAAGTTTGACTTTTGGTCACTTATATCAAATTAATTCAGAACCAAATGAAATTTTTATAAATGCAGCGACTGTTGAAAATGTGGAAATTATTACTGCATTGACAGCATCCCAATTGAATGTGTTCATTAAATAAATTAGATAATATATTATGGCTAATAGGAAAACTTTAGATTTTTTACCAAAAATATTTCAAACTGAAACTAACGAAAAGTTTTTAAACTCTGCATTAGATCAGTTAATAAGTGATGCTGATTTTAAGAAGATAAACGGGTATATTGGTAGAAAATTTGCCCCGTCATATAAGACTACTGATAGTTATATTTTAGAATCAAGTAAAGAGAGAAAAAACTATCAACTTGAGCCTAGTGTTGTTGTTTCAGATTCTGACAATATTGAATTTTGTAGCAGCTATTTGGACCTAATAAACAAATTGAAATATTATGGGGCTATTGTTAATGATCATGATCGACTATTTTCATCAGATTATTATTCGTTTAATGGCCTAATAGACTTTGATAAGTTTGTAAATTTCTCCCAATATTATTGGATACCAAATGGTCCTGAACCAGTTTCAATAGGGGAATCTTTAGTTAAATCCCATGAAATATTTAACATAACTAGAAATTCTTTAGATTCTAGTTATAAGTTCAATGATAGGCAAACTAACAATCCCGAATTGACACTAATGCGAGGGGGTGTCTATAAATTTAAATCCTCCCAGCCAGGTAATAAGTTTTGGATCCAGACTGAACCTGGCATTTCTGGAGTAAAAAATGCAACACCAACAATCAGTTCACGCAACGTTTTAGGCGTAACAAATAACGGTGAAGATGATGGTGTGACTGAATTCTTTGTGCCACTAGTTTCCTCACAAGACTACTATTTAAAAATGCCTTTGATCGACACTATTGATTTTGCTATTTCAAATGTAACATTAAATGATCTTGATGGCGCAGATGTTTCTATATTGGAAACCATTGGTGGGCTTGACGGCATAAAATTAAACCCTGATGGAAAAACCTTTATTTTTCTAACACCAACTAAAACTGAATTTGACTGGTATTCTAGAAATAGAAATAGTCCAATAGAACCACAATTTAGAACTGGTATTTGGCAAATATCTGTTGATGCAAATCAAACTATCTCGCTTTTATATATTGCAGACTTTGATATGAATTCTAGGGTTTATGTCAGAAGCGGTGTTACAAATGCTCATAATGAGTTTTTTAAAGATAGTTCGGGGAAAATTTCCTTAGTACCATCATTGACTGCGCAGCTTGATGTTTTATATTATCAAGACTCAATAGACCCAAATATCTATGGTATAATTAGATTGGTAGATTCTGATGTTGAGGAAGTAAATGTTGAACAGGACATCATTGGGAAAAAATATTGGACTAGTGGTAATGGAATAGTATTAACCAACGGACTAAAAATTAAATTTGGTGAATATGTTGTCCCCTCAACTTATGCTAGTAACACTTATATTGTAGATGGTGTTGGGGATAGTATAGTTTTAGTTGATTATTCCAAAATAGTTTGTCCTGAGCCAAATATTGTTGAATCAATGTCGGGGTTTGATAAATCAAAATATGATGAAAATAAATTAGATGAATCATATTACGGTTCGACAGAACCAGACTATATTGTTTCTAATAGAGCAAGCCTAGATTTAAATGCTTGGGCTAGACAAAATTGTTGGTATCATATTTCGGTTCTCGAAGCAGTATCGAAATATACCGGAAACCCAGTAACTGTGGATCAATCGGTTAGAGCGAAAAGGCCCATCATTGAAATCAATCCAAATATTCAAATGTTTAATAGTGGATCTGTTGGTATAAAACCTGTCGATCAAATTGATACTATACATACTAATGCATTTAGTCAGATTCAGCACAGTAAAACTTTGGAAATTTCGGGACTGTCTTTAAAAGTCGGGCAAAGAGTTTTATTTGCTAACGACAATGATCCAAAAGTAAAAACTCAAGTTTATACAGTTGAGTATGGGATGCAACAGGAGTCAACAGAAGTATCATATTATGACATCATTGGTACTGGTACTATACAAAATAATCCTGTATACCTTGACTTTTCTTCCAAGGAAAGTCCGAGACCATTGGGCAATTATGATTTATATGATTTAGATTTAAATTTAGATTATGAATATACTTGGAATGTGGTTGGTAAGGAAGACCTATTAAAGGCAACTGTTGTTGAGGGTCTTGAATTAGCAACGGGTTCTCCTGATGCAGACGTGACGTCAGTGACTTATCTCGGTGGTAAAATTTATAAAATTCAATTTAAAGCCAAAGTCCCAATAATAAGTTTTACTAAACAAAATGTTAAAATTAGAATTCCAGGCGGATCATTAAAGATTGCAGGAACAGATACTAAGTTTCTCAGCGAATTGACAATTGGGTCCGGCATCTATGACAACAATGACCATTATATTGGATCAGTTACTTCAATCCATTCAGACTCAATAGCTTTCTTAGATGCACATTCTGACAAATTATTATTGAATAGTAAATTCAAAGTTAAAAACCCAAAAGTTAGATTAGTTGTGTCTCCAGATCCGCTAGATGTTGCTGAATCAGGTAGTATGGTTGTTGCTACGACTGGGACAAATAGAGGGAATAGTTTCTGGTTCGACGGGCAAGTATGGAACATGGCTCAGTTAAAGACTTCAAAAAATCAAGCACCATTATTCGATGTATTTGATTCAAATGGTGTTAGCTTTTCCTCAAAAGATGTTTATCCAAATAGTAATTTTTCTGGAACAAAAATATTTTCTTATAAAATTGGAAATGGCGCTGTTGATTCAATCCTAGGGTTCCCTTTATATTATACAAATACCAATTACACTACAGCAGAAATAACATTTGATAATAATTTTGATTCAGATATTTTTAGTTATTCTGTTAGCAATAAAATTTATAAAAAGAATATATCATCAGGTAATTTGAAGAAAAATATTAATTCTAATAGTTATGCAATGGTTAGCCCCTGGAGCTTGGTTTCTGAAAAGTCAAAACAATATCAGATTATAAGTACTGGTTATGATGGCGAATCTAATAATCTTATTATTGACATAACACCCGAAGCTTCAACAAAAGCATCAAATGTCAAAGTATTTTTAAATAATATGCTATTAAGCATGTCTGATTTTAAACTAAAAACAGTTGATTCTATAACGTCGTTGGAAGTTAAAAAGTCTCTTTTAACAGTTGGTGATAAGATTGATATCTTAATTTACAGTAAATCGACTAGCGATCTCGGATATTATCAGGTACCTTTAAATTTAGAATATAATAGTAAAAATACTCCTGTATTGCAACTAAATTTAGGACAAATTAGAAACCATCTTTTAAAAATTGTGGAAAATGCTAATGAAGGTCTCGAAGCCACTAATGTCAGAGACATGATTGTAAATGGAATAGGCGGAAACATTCTTCAACAAACAGCTCCAATAATTTATCCAACTTTATTTTTGGTATCTAAGCAAATAAACTTCATTGATTCGTTAGAATATGCTAAACAGGAATATACAAAATTCAAAAACAATTTTTTAGAATTAATCACCACCTTAATTGAAAAAAATCAAAAAAACATTACGGTTGATGAGATATTGACGATTATTAATCAAAACAAAAATGAGTCATTTCCCTGGTATTACAGTGATATGGTTCCATATGGGACTCATAAATTATTTTCTTATAAAATAACCAACTCATCTAAAAAACAATATCCAATTGATTCAATATTTGATATTAATAAATTGCAGTCTAGGGCCATCCTTGTGTACTTTAACGATAGACTTCTGACTTATAACAAAGATTATAGTTTTAGTAAAGTATTACCAACAATTATCATTAAAGATACTGTTGTGTTAACTGTCAATGGTCTATTAGAAATCAAAGAATATGATACGGATAGAAATTTCATTCCCGAAACACCAACCAAGTTGGGACTTTATTCTAAATTTGTTCCAGAAATTTTTACAGACTATACTTACCAAATACCAACTGAAGTTATACAAGGACATGATGGAAGTATAACTCCAGTTTTTGGAGACTTGAGGGATCAACTGTTATTAGAGTTGGAGCTCAGAATATTTAATAATATTAAGTCAAATGACAAGGCCAAGACTTTTGATATAAATGAATTTATTCCAGGACAATTTAGAAATGTCGATTATACTTTGGATGAATTTAATAATATATTGTCTAATGGATTTTTAAAATGGGTTGGCAATAACAAACTTGAATACTCTACCAATAATTATGCCATTAATGGGGAGTTGTTTTCCTATAATTATAAAACTAGCAAGAACAAACTGACTGATCAAAATTTATTAGGTTGGTGGAGGGGAATATATAAATTTTTATATGATACCGATCGTCCACATATTTGTCCTTGGGAAATGCTAGGCATTAGTGAAAAGCCAGACTGGTGGGATGATACTTATGGGGCTAAACCATACACATCTAATAATAAATTTCTTTGGGATGATTTAGAAAATGGTATTATTAGACAAGGTAACGATATTACTATAAATCCAGCATATATTAGGCCAGGTTTATCTAAAATAATACCAGTTGATGATCAAGGAATATTATTACCACCACTTTCAGTCATTGTTTCTAAATTTAATTCTAATAGAATTACCAGTAGTTATTCTTTTGGCGACTGCGCACCTATAGAAGCAGCTTGGCGTAAGTCAAGTGAATATCCATTTGAACTTCAAAGAACACTAGCATTAATGAAGCCAGCGTTTTATTTTGGTACACTATTGAATAACAATGTGTACTATATGGATAAAGTGACTAATGAGTATGTAAATGAACAAAATAATTTACGAATCAGGCCAGATTCTATTAGAATAAATGGAGACACTGACGGCACTGATATTGTTAGAAGTTCTGGGTATTTGAATTTTATACATGCACACCTTACTAATTTGGGTGTTGATGCTTCAAATTCTATTAAAAATCTATTACTTGGTGTTGACGTTCAATTAACATATAAAATGTCTGGTTTTTCGGATAAGAAATACCTAACTATTTTGGCAGAGCAATCCAGTCCATCTAGTACCAATGAGTCTGTGGTACTGCCAGAAGAAAACTATAGTTTATATTTAAATAATGGGGTACCAGTCGACACAGCCACTTATAGTGCAGTAATTGTGCAAAAAACAGAGTCTGGATATTCTATTAGTGGATATAACACATCAAGCCCATATTTTATCATAGTACCAAGTGATCCATCAGCTGGAAATAGTAATACCATTAGTGTTGGTGATTCAAAGGCAATTATTTTTAATGGGTATAAAAAAGAAAAAATATTTGTGCCCTATGGTCAAGAATTTGTTAATAAACAACAAGTAGTTGATTTTTTAATTAGTTATCAAAGATATCTAATGTCGTTAGGGTTTATTTTTGAAGATTACAATAACGATTTGAAAGAACAACAAAATTGGGTATTGAGTGTAAAAGAGTTTTTATTCTGGGCGCAGAGATTCCTAAGTCCAAAAAGCATACTGGTATTAAGTCCTGTTGGATCAAAAATAACCTTTTTATTGACCAATAGCGTTGTTGACGATCTATCCAACAGCAGTTCTGTGTTGGATTTGAATTTCGATCCTGTCAAAATTGAAACATTATTTGTGTCTAGATTGCCTGGTAAATTTTCAATAGAATCTACGACAGGCGAAACCTTTGGGTTTGTTCAATTAAATCTAATTCAATTTGAACATGTGTTGATTTTTGATAATACTACAATTTTTAATGATGTGATATATAAACCAGAATTGGGTAATAGGCAATTTAGACTAAGATTGATTGGTAGTAAAACTAGTGAGTGGGACGGATCCATATATCCACCAGGATTTATTTTTAATAGCGCAAAACTCAATGATTGGCGTGCTGGCAAGGATTATCTGAAAGGCGATTTGGTCACATTTAAAAATAAATATTATGTAGCAATGCAGCAGGTGTATGCTCAGGATTCCTTCAATATAACTTATTGGAAACAGATTCCCAAAGCATCTATCAAAACTGGATTATTGCCAAACCTTTCACAAAATGCCTCCAAGTTCAATGAAGTTTATAATATTGATTCTGAGTCCTCTGACAAGCAGTTACGCCAACTTGGTGCAAGTTTGATTGGTTATAGATTTAGAAATTATCTAACAGATTTAAATATAGGATTAGATAGTCAGACTAAATTTTATCAAGGATATATTAAGGACAAGGGAACTAAAAAATCTATCTTTTCTTTATTGTCTGCTAATGTCAACTCTAATAGAGATGTGAGTATTGGTCTTAATGAGGAATGGGCTATATTGGTTGGAGAATATGGGGCACAAAATAGCAATGGCCAAATCGAAGTCATAATTGGTAGTTCTTTAATAAATAAAAATGTTTTTGGGTTGATAATTGACCAGGACCGTTCACTGCCAGAGTTTATTTCAGTCTCGTCTAATAAAACATATTCAGACTCTGTTATTCCTTGGCAAGGATTTTTGGAAAGAACTGATAAAAAACGTTATGAAAATGATTTGATCATGGCCGGGTATGTCAATTTAGATGACATTGATCTAACCCTATTTGACATTTCAAAACAGACATTGGATAGAAATATATTAAACTCTACTGTTGCTGGGATGCATTTGTGGCTAGCTAAAGATATATTTTATAATTGGCAAGTTTATAGACTTGATGAGTCTAATAATCAAATCAAGTCTATAGAATATGCATTAGATATGAGGGCGATAGTGACTACAGGTCTAAGAAATGATCTTCAGGCCTATGATACTATTATTATTAAACAGTTTGATTCTGAATTAAATGGGATTTATTTAGTTTTAGAAAAAATTGATTCAAATAGATTCTTAATTGAAATAAATCAACAACAAGTAACCTTGTTAAAACAAGGCCCAGTAAAAGCTGTTGGTTCACTTCTGATATTAAGATCTGTCAGATATCAGAATCTAGAGTCGGTCATTTCAGCATCGTCGTCTTTAAATTGGCCCACTAGGACCAAAATTTGGTTAGACAGTGATGAGAATAATCAATGGGCATATTATGAAAAGAAACCCACATGGAAGTTTGAAAATAAAGTTAGTTTAGAAATTTCTAATGATTCAAAAAGTGTTGGGTACGGGTCCTCAATAGCTGGTAGTCCAAATCAGAAATTTATGGCATCCGGTGCACCTAATAAAAACAATGGTGGTGGTAGAATTCATGTCATAACGTCTGTTGATGAAGCTCAAACAATCAATATTATTGATAGTAAAAATGAAAATATTAAAAGCTTGGGATTTAGTTTAGATTTAACTGACACTTGCCTAGTGTCTGGAGCTCCTAGATTCAATAATAATATTGGGTCTGTATTAGTTTGTCTATGGGATAAAGAATTAAATCAACATGCTATTACACAGCTTATCTATCCACCTCTTGAAGAAACTGCTAGTCTTTTTGGATATAGTGTTAAAGTTTCAACTGATTCAAATATATTATATGTGGGTTCTCCAGGAAACAATGCGGTTTATAAATATAATCTCAAAATTCCTGATCGATCAGTTACCCAATATATCCCATTAGACTCAAAATTAAAAACTTACAAATTAAATTTTGATAAAATTGATTTTAAAAATCTTTCCGTGGATATTGATGGTGAGTTTTTAATATTTGGTATGGATTATTTCATAACTGCTGGTGGAGTTTTTTCACTTAGTGAACAACAATTGATAAAATATCAGACCAAAGAAATTAGGCCTAACGAAGCACATACCATTAGAGTAAGGGTATTGCCATATTATGAATATTCTGGGATTAAATTGTCTGGGGGCAGTCTGGACTCAAAATTTGGACAAGCAATTGATATTAGCAATGATGGCAAAACGGTACTAGTTGGTGCACCTTCAGATTATTTACGAGCATCTAAACCTACAGGGGCAGCATATGTATTCAAAGAAGATGAATTAACTCAAAAGCTTTTACCAGAACAAATTAATATTAGAGCAAATTTTGGATTTAGTGTCGCATGTTCATCTGATGGTAACAAGATTTGTGTGTCGGCCCCCAATTACAATAACGACCAAGGCTCTGGCGGCGCAGTTTTTTATTATATTGCCACAAATAATCTTTATGGGCTTGGCCAAATTATATCTGGACCAAAATATAAATCTAGTCAAGAATTTGGATATAAAATAAAGCTATTGGAAGATGGTAATTCCTTATTAGCATCTAGTATACTCGGATCTATTAATATCTACGAAACTGTTGATCAAGAAAACACAATATTTGACAGTAATACTACTAGATTCTGTCAAACTGAAATTGGAACCGGATCTGTTTATCTATATGAGTCATTAATTCTAGATCCGTCAAAGCAAAATGGAACAATGGTTTTCACAAAAGAATTTAATGAAAAAGACACAAGACCTGGTGATAGGTTTGGCAGTGATGTGGAAATTACTAAAAATTGTATTTTCATTGGGTCTGACGAAAACAAATCAACAAAAGGTCAAATTGGTCAAATTTACAAGTATTCAAACACTTCGGGGTCTAAGACTTGGACAAAAGTGAGAACTAAAGATACTATGGTAGATATTGAATCTATAAATCAAGTCTCATTATTTGATAGAGACAATAATGTTACATTATCACAGTTTGATTATATTGACCCAGCAAAAGGAAAAATATTAGGTATTGTTGAGCAAGATTTAGATTATAAAACAACAATAGATCCGGCAATTTATAGTACAGAAACAGCATCTTCGATGGATGGTGGAAACGACGGAAATCCTGGTTGGACAGTGTCCCAAGTTGGCAAAACTTGGTGGGACTTATCTAAGGTGAGATACATAAATTATGAGCAGTCAGAATTAACATATAGGCTGAAAACATGGGGACAAACGTTTCCTGGCAGTGAAATACATGTTTATGAATGGTTTGAAAGTATGACTCCACCAAGTCAACATGTATCATCAGGTAAACCGGGAATTCCATATATGGAAGACGATAGCGCATATTCTATAGTCTCTTATGTGAGCCCGCAATCTAAAATAGTTACTGTAAAATATTACTATTGGGTCAGATTGCTTAATGAAATTCCAAAAAGTTCTAACAGATCTATCAGTGTTACTGAAATGGAAATAGCTATATCTAATCCCAATATGCAAAATATTCCTTATGTTGCATTTTTGTCTAAGAACAGCGTCGGGATATTCAATAGTCAAAATTATTTTCGAGGAGCAACTTTGTCATTGATAGTTAATTATGATAAAGTGTTAAATTCGAATTTAGCTCATAAGGAATATGTATTAGTTAAAGATGGTGATCACGCCACAACATTACCAGATTCAATTATTAATAAAATGATAGATAGTTTATCAGGATTTGATCCTGCTGGTAATGTTGTGCCAGATATTCGATTAATGCCTGATTCAAAGTTGGGCCTAATGGTTAGACCTAGACAGACAATAGTTTTAGATAGACTATCGGCATTGCGGAATGTCATTGAATTCATTAATTTAATGTTGTCGACAGATGGAATAGTTTTGGCAATTCAGAATAATCCCGAGTTTAAAAATTCTAGACTAAATCAAATTGACCAATTACCAGACAATTATACTCATAAAATTAATTCTAGACTAGAACTTGATTTTATTGCTATAAAAAAAGATGATACAGTTCTAATTTTGGATGATGAGGAATATGGTAATATATGGACATTAAATCAATTTACTGATAACGGTTATAGGATCATAAAAAATCAAACATTCGACACTAGAAAATTCTGGAGAATGCGATCTTGGTATGCTAGTGGCTTCTCATCATCAACATATATTGACTATGTTGTTGATCACTATAATACAATTAGTCAATTAACAATATTGAAAGGAAATGTTGTTAAAGTGCTATCCCCGACAGGATTTGAAATTTATTATTTTGAATCTAGCAGTACAAGTAGATTGGTTGGTTTGGAAAAGGGAACTATTGAGTTTTTGGATTCTATCTGGAGCACACAAAATTCAGGATTTGATAATAATAGTTCAGACCTAAGTGGGTTTGATGGAAGTAATTCAATTGAGATTAGACAAATTTTAAATGCACTAAGATACGAAATCTTAACGGGAAGTTTAGAAGGCGTGTTTAATCAAATGATCTTTGTCTTGATTAATTATGTATTGTCAGAGCAAGATAGTATTGATTGGGCATTTAAAACTAGCTTTATTAGTGTTATTCATAATATTAGAAGATTGGAACAAAGTCCTATCTTTATTAAAGACAATCAAAATTATTATATTGATTATATAAACGAAGTAAAGCCCTATAGGACGAAAATTAGAGAATATATATTATCCTATTCCAACTTAGATTTGGGTGAAGTTCATGCAACTGATTTCGACTTGCCATCAATGTGGGACAATACACTAAATGTATATAGATCTCCGTCTGGTGAATATCCAATCAAGGACGGCGAATTATTATTACACTCTCAATATCAAGATTGGCGTAAAAATTTTCAATATAGCATTGAGTATATTAAAATTGTGAAACCAGGAAAAAATTTCACAATGAATCCAACAATTAGGCTGATATCTGTTGATGGGTTTGGATCAGGAGCAACAGCAAAAGCATTTATTAATCAAGCAACAGGTTCTTTATTGTCAATAATGCTTACTGATCCAGGTCAGGGATATATCCAGCCACCTAAAATTATTATTAATGGCGATGGTAATGGTGCAGAATTGTTGGCAGTAATGTCTAATAAAAAAATTAGATCAATGAACGTTACTTTGAAGTTTGATAGGATAAGCTATCAAACAAATGTTACTGAATGGCTACCAAATAAAAAATATGAAATGGGAAATCGAGTTAGTTATCGTGGCAACGGGTATGTGGCAACTGCCGACATTCCGGCTTATGATTTATTCAACTATTCACTATTTTCCTTGATTCCTGATTCAGACTATATTAGTGCTAATGATAGAATAGCTTCAATTTATCGTCCTGACAGGAATCAAGCACCAAAGGATATAAATGAAGATGGAACTATTAACTTGTCCAGACTCATTCCTGGTGTCATTCGAACTGGTAACGCAGACGACGGGTCATTACT